TGCAACGGCTATGCGGTACTTCAAATGCGTTTCTTTTAAGCCAACCAGACTGCCAGAGGATTCTATTCTGCCATACATAAAAATCGTGCCGGAACGATTTGCTCCGACACGACCCAATTATTTGTGTTTTGTCTCTACCCCAACTATTGACATAGAGCCAAATTTGTGCGTTACAATGCGGTTTTGTTGGGTTTTGTGGTGTTGTGTACCAAGGCTCGGAATAGATTTTGTCCCACGTGTACAAAAAGGTGCTATATGGTGCTGACCTGTTCCAACCCCTTTTGGGGGCAGTTTTGGGGGCAAATCTGCAAGACAGAGTCTCATACGCACCAATCAAATAAATGCGCAGCTTTGGTTCCATTGAGAAATGTGGATATCAATATCACTGGGTTCACGCAAGTGAAAAGCCCAGCAAACTAATATATAAGTTTTACTCCCTAGCAAGAAGTTGTATGCAAACCCAACCCGCAACATTCCCGCACACCGCCCCTGTCACCGCGAGAAACGCCCCTGTTTGGGCGCGTTCGCACCGCATCGGCAATGGGTGCCGACTATACAACCGCATCCCAAAGCGCCCCTCTTCGGGGTGCTTTACCTTTGCCCGAGCGGCTTCATGAAAGCTCGTTTATTTTCGGCTTGTGTTGCAAACTAAGTACACAACCTGATGATCCTGTGCGATTTTGTCGAGCATTTCCAGCGCGCGTTTCGTATGCTCATCATCCAGATTTACAAAGGGGTCATCCAGAATCAAAAACGGTTTCTCATCGCCAAAGAGGGCATCCACAAGCGACAGACGCATACACAACATAATGCAATCTACCGTTCCTGCACTGAAGCTGCCGGCTTCACGGGCAGCGCCTTTCTCGTCGATATACAGATGCAAATCCCTGTCGACCATAACATCCCCAAGTTGATCCCCCATCAGCGTGTTGGCGTAGCTCTCGAACCCGCGCTCTACCCGTCCAACATAGCTATTGGCAAGGTTATCCTTAGCCTGACTCAGCAGGGCAAGCGTTTGATCGGCGAGTGCGCATTTCCTTTCGTCCTCTTCCTGTTCATTTTGAAGACGAGACATGCGGTCCTCCCAAGCAGGGATATTTTCGACAGACCGGCGAATACTGTCACGCTCTTGACGCAAATCTCGCAGTTTCGCTTCAATACCATCAATCATATTTTGCAGTTGCTTTTCAGATTCCTGCAAAATCTCCGGGTCGGCAAGATCGTTGTCAGCGACGATAACATCGACTTCAACGCCGGGATTTTCTTCCATGAATGTGTTCAGGTTGCGCTGTGCCTCGCCAAGTGCCTTCCTAGTAGCCTCCCTGCTCCGAATATCATTATCGGCATAATCGATAAGATTCGCGGGGGCATCGTCCGAAAGTTGATACTTCTGCAGGAACTTCTGAACTTCAGCATTCGCCTGATTTTTCCGCGAGGTTGAATTTTCAAGTTCCTGTGTGTAGTGGGTGACGCGTTCCGATGCCTCTTTGTAACGGTCAAAGCGTTTGCGGAGATTCTGGAGACAGGTATCATACGGCAAGGCTTGATCCAAGGCTTTGTATGTGAGCAGAATCTTGCAAATCGAGGCTTTCAGCGCATCAGCGCGTTCCTGATATTTTGCATTGCCATCCAGCATGGCTTTCTTTTTCGCCTTAAGATCGTTATACGCCGTGACCTCGCCGCTTAATGTGCGGATTCCCTGACGCAGATCCTTTGGCAGTTCAATCGGATAGTACCTATGCAGAACAGGAATAATTTTGGAACGGTCGTCCTCAATCCTTGCTTTCAAATCATCACGCTTTGCGGATACCGTCCGGGCTTCTTCTGTCAACCTCTGGTATTTGCTAAGGCTATCACGCAGTCTTTTTACGAAATCATCCCGGTATGTATCGTGGGGATAGTACCGTTCAAACATTGCTTGAATTTCTTCATTTTTTGCATGGATCTTTGCATCGATCTCTCGAAGTTCGTCCTCTGCTGCAAGCTTTTTTTCATGCAAATCGGCGTAAGCTTTGCTGTCGATGCGCAGTTGTACCAGCTTGTTATCCGGGTCGGTAGCATCATCATAAAAACGTAACAGGAAATCGTTAAGAGCGTGCTGCAGGGTGTACAACTCTTGATTTTCTTCATCCGAAATAGCACTGGCGGTAATAACAGAGGCGCTGCTCCGCGTCTGGTTGTTGACGATGGACTTGGTGTGCAGCCAAAATGCTGTGAGCAATGCTACAAACCCGGCAACCAGAAGAATGATGCCGGGGATCGAGAGCTGCGTCACAAAGCAGATAATGCCGAAAACCAACAGTGCCGCACCGACTCCTCCACAAACCAAGGGTGCTTTAGAGGGTTCCGAAGGTTCTTGTGGAAGATCCTGCTGTATAATCGTGGTCTGTGTGTTTTTCTTAGCCGTCAGTTCTGCAATTCGGCGGCTGTCTGTTTGTTTGCTCTGGATTTCTTCCTCGGCAGGAACACCCGCAGCAAAGGTGCGTTTCAACGCATCATATCGCTTTTGCTCATTGTCAGGGAAAACATGCGCAGATCGGCTTTGGAGCAGCACATCGCGATCATGGAGAGTCTGTTCACAATCGCTTAGTGCGCTGTCATCCGGAATGCCGCTTCTGAACAGTTCCTGAAGCTGTGCAAGACATTTTTGATTTTCCGCTGATACGGATAGTTCCGCATATTGACGCTGTGCATCGCTGAGGTCATCGGCAGCTGTCATACAGGTTTGCAGCTCTGCTTCTGTTGGAATTCCAGCGGTAAACTGCTTGGACAATGCATTCAACCGTTCAAGCTCCTCCGGCAGCATCTGGGCGGTCATCTTGGCCGAAACTCCTCCGAGTTCCTTGCAATCTCGGTCACATTGTTCAATATCTGCAGCAACCTGTTCGGTGTTTGCAAACCAGTGCTGTCCGCCTTCGGTGATTTCCTTGTCGGCATCGCTGAGCTTCAGTGCCTGAAGTCGTTGACCTTCCTGTTGTATAATGCTCAGGTTCTCCCGCTGTTCCTTGATTTCCTCGGCAGTGGGGTAACCGACCGGATAACCTTCGTCCATTTCCTGAAGATACTGCTGCTTCTTCTCGACTTCCAAGCGCAGGCTATTCAGCTGCTTCTGACTGGCTATACGGACCTTCTGATCCGACGCCAAACGAATTTTTTCTCGCAGATTATTTACAGCATCCGTTTTGATAGCTTTTTCACCATTCAAGCGATCAATGCTTTCCACAACCTCCTGCAATCCCGGTCGCAGCTGTTCTGCTTTATATTTATCACTTTCAAGCCTAAGACGTTCACGTATTATTTCGTTGATAGCGCCGCCCTCGCCTCGATAAGCACGGAATTTTGTGCGATAATCGTGCAACCTTTTTTCTGCCGTGTCGTAGTTGCGGAGGTCATTGGTGTCGTCGACCAGATTACTAAGCTTTGACCGAATAGAAGTAGTTGCCTGCATATCGTTGGCAGATAGCTGCGGAACATAGGTGCTGCGCGCGAATGAGTCTGCATCCAGCTGAAACAATTCCTCACCGAGTTTTTCTGAAAACCGGGTGCTTGGGCGCCGATTAGTTAGATCCAACAGCGAGAATGTGTCTTTAGCGGCAGTCTTGCCAAAGTAACGTGTAACGCGGTAACTGACATCCTGCACTTCAAACTCCAAGTAGCCGCCATATTTTCCGCCCTGCCAGGGATCGTATCGTTTACGTTCATTTTCTACGATATTACGGGCGCCAGTGCGGAGAAAGCCATAGAACATCGCTTTAATAAAGGCGGCAAAGGTACTTTTGCCGAATCCGTTACTTTGGCAAATGGTGGTCAGCCCTTCGGCAAAGCTGAAGTCGAAGTCGGAGAGTACGCCAAAGTTTTCAATATGGCATCGAATCAGTTTCATAGCGTGATCTCCTCCCCCATCAGTGCCTGCATACCGGTGCGGATGATTGCCGTTTTATCTTCCTCGCTGGCATCTGAATCCAATACCAAACGGATAAATTCACCCTTGAGCGAAATGTCGTGTTTGTAGTCCTCCGGGTTTATCGCCAGATGTGTTTGATCCTTTACTTTAACAAAGAAGAAATCTCTTTTTACAAGATTCTGCAGGTACGATACCGCAAGATTTGCAGTGGGATCTACCCCGCCGGAAAGAAGGAACTCAACCATGTCCTCTGACGGGATGCCCTGTGCAGCGACCTTCATTTTCTGACCGATTTCGGAATTCTTGGTCAAGCCGCTGATATCAACCGGAATACGGTGCAGCTGCCGACAACTGAATGGCACAAATTCATGTTCCAAATGGCCAGACTCTACAGTGAGCAAAACGAAGCCCTTCGGGCCGCATTCATCAAAACCTCGTCCTTCCAAGCATCCCGAATAGCAATAGATGCCTTCACTGTCCAACGGCTGTTCCAAGTAGGTGTGAATATGCCCCAATGCCAGATAGTTAATTCCCTTGTTTTTTAGCAAAGAAAGGTTTATCTCATCCACATCAGAGGAAGAACCCACCTGTCCGTGCAGAGTGACAATGTTTATGACTCCATTTTTATGTGGGATATTCAGATAGAGTGACTGTGCATTAGCTTCACAAATTTCGATGCCGGAGATGGCTACGCCGTCATATTCGTGGGTAGCCCATTCTTTACTGAAAAGCTTCAAGTTAGTCGGTATGTCGTGATCGGCAAATGCGTAGGTTGTGTCATCATGGTTGCCGGTAAGATACAGATAATCAACATTGGGTGTGCGCCGCACAGCGTCAAGGATTTCGTCTATCGTTCTAATCTTTACGCGCTCTCCGTCAAACATATCTCCTGCCAGAATGACCGCGCGGACATCGTTTTTTGCGGCATATTCTGTAAGTCTGAGAAACGAGTGGATGATTTCTGTGTTTCTGGTCGATGCCTGCTCCTCGGTCATGTGGGTTTCCATCGGAGAATCAAGATGCAGGTCAGCACAATGAATAATCTTTGTCAATGATTTCAACTCCTGTCTGCAAGAACATTGGGCGGGAACTTATCGCTATGATCTTGTTTTGATTATACTGTATTTTAACTGTAAAATCTACTATATAATGCAAAAAATCCCGGATTTCTTACCGAAATCCGGGATAATTTTGGTTGCGGAGGTCTGCTGCACCTGGTATGTACGACCTGGACGAACCGCGCAGCATAAAGCACACCCCGACCCGCACAGCGGGCCGGGGCTTTTTCTGCCTGTTACTCCATGTAGCGGACGACCTCCGCACTGATCAGGTGCAGCTTCTTTTCTCTGTCGGTGATCTTGTACCACGTCGCGCCGTCCCTCGCCAGGCGACCACAGACCGGGAATGTCTGGCCCTGCATCGCCAGATCGTCCACGTCGCCGTCCATGTCCCGCAGATTGACCATACCAGTATAGACGACCAACACGCGGCCGCCGATAGCTTCCGGCCCGTCGCTATGCTCCGCGGGCGGCTGCTCCTCTTGTGCTGCTGCGGCGGCGGTCTGGCCTTCCGGCTGCTGCGGCAGGTCGTCGGCAGCTGCGGGTTCTGCTGTTTTCTGGGCGGCGTCCGCTTCCAGGATCAGAGCGATAACGTCAGCCTTTTTCTTTGCCTTCTTGGTGTCCAGGCCCTTACCCTGGGCAACCTTTACCAGCTCTGTCATAGTCATGCTTTCCATGGCTTCGCCGGTGTATTCCTGGCGGTGCTTTGCAGGCACCCCCGCCGCGGCAGCTGCGGCGGCCTCCACCGCCGCCATAGTTTCCTCCATACTGTTCATCGTCTATACCCCCGGCGTTTACTTTTTTGGTGCGGTGTAGGTCATGGCCTGACTAGAATCGCCAATGCCCGCGGTGGTCGGGTCAGTGACAATGCCCAGGATTGCCAATACACCGAACACAGCATTCACGACGGCGATCAACTTGTTGCCAATATCGCCCATGTCGATCGAATAACCAAAAACGGCGGCGACTGCCTGGATCAGCAGCAGCAGCGCCGGGATCAGTGCCAGCCAGAAAGCCTTATTCTTTACTCTTACAGTCCAGTTAATCATAATATCCTCCTTGAATTATCCCAGGCCAGCCCTTGCCAGGAAGTATCCGACAACGGCGGCCACAACAATGTAGATTGCTCTTTCCACTACGAACTCCCACCGTTTGGCGGGTTTTTGTTTGATCTCCTGCACGTCCGCCCGCAGTCCCGCGACGGATTCTCCACAGTTATCGACCTTTTCTGTCATAACCGCGACGGCAGTAGTCAAGGAATTAAGCGCTTCCGTCTGCTTTTCCAACGCATCCAGCCTGTGGGAATTGGACTTGCTGCGCTGTTCTACAGCAGACAGGCGCCCGGCGACTTCGGTTTCTTCCATTTCTGCCTCCTTACCCGGTGAACTCGCTTACACAGCCACGATCCCACCGGCCGACGTGGCAGCCCCAGCTATACAGCCCGATCTCGCCATCCGTCAGGTGCCGCTTCGCGGCGGCCTTTAGCTTTGCCGGGTCTTTATAGTGCAGGTCTACCGCTTCGGACAGCGTGTGCAGCGACTTAGGGGACGCACCCCTGACTTCTGCGTTATGGATCGGGCAACGATACCCAGAACCGCCTGCGTCACCAATGGACAGCGGCTCCCCCAGGTCGTCCCGGATTTCCTGCGCAAGATCAAGAATGCGCTTGCTGATCACGGATTCCGTGCAGCAGCCGGTTCCCTGACAATGGATTTCGTGCGCCCAGAAGTTGCGCGTCAGCTGGACGTCAATCCCCCGCGGGATATGATAAAATCCATCAGCTTGCAGGTATCTCTCCGCCCCTCCACCCTCTGCGGCGGCTTGATCCTCCGCCTTCTTTTCTTCCTGTTTGATGATCGGCACCTCGCCGGACGCGATCACGTCCAGAATTTTCTGCGCGGTAGCGTCACCGAAGACGCCGTCCGGCGTCAGCGAATAGTCACGCTGAAACGCTTCCGTCGCCGCCTGGGTTTTCGGCCCCCATACGCCGTCGCAGGCGTCCAGGTGATACCCCAGGTAGGCCAATAGGTGCTGCTTTTGTGCTACGGTCATACTTTACTGTTCCTCCTTTGCGGTTCTACGCGGCCCGCAGATCAGGCGGGCCTGGGCGGCCGTGATTTTCTTTTCGTCCGCCGCCTCCCACACCTGCTCCGCGGTGATCTTCTTCTGCCTGTAGCAGTTCCGCAGAAAATTGAACATTGTGTTCCCCCTCCTTACATTCCCATGACGGCCAGCAGGGCGGCCTCTACGTCGTCCATGCGCTGTTCCAGGGTCGGCTTCTGCTGGTCGCGTGTCCAGCCTTCCGCATACTCCCACCAGCCGTCGAAGTCAGCGGTCACGTCGTCAGCGGCCAGAGGATCAGCGGCATAGAAAAAGGCAGTTTCGGCCGTGTAAGTCGTCTGCTTGCCCTCTGCTTCCTCCCGGATCAGCTCCCCGACGTTTCGGTTCAGCCATACGTTCACGCCGCCCTCCGGCAGCGGTTCGATCACGACACTTTCCGGCCGCTCTGTGTACTCCACGTTCTTGTAGATCATGGCAGAATCACTCCTTTCTGTTTCATCGTCCTGTATCGTTCCGTCCTGGCAATCGTCGTCTTTGCGATCTTTACCAGGTTTTGCACGTCCAGGTTCTCCTGGGCGCGTCTGCTGTTGGAATGCTTAAATGGGCCGTAATGGCTCACCAGCTTATAGCAGCGAAAGCGGGGTATTCTCCCGGTTATTTCCAGTTCCCGCCCGGCCCGCAGAAATTGGCGACGGGCTTTTAGAAATACCCGTGGGCGTATCGTTATGTATGTGCGGTGTACTACATAGCCCATCATATCCAGCCCAGGGCAGCCGCGGGCAGCTGGCCGGGTCGCCTTTCTCCTGGAGCGTTCCTCCTCCACCGTTAGAAATGTGACCGTCTTTCTTTCCGGCTTCAATTCCAGCCCCAGGTTCTTTTCAAGCCATTTCCCGCCCCGCTTTAAGGCCATAAGCAAGTCGGCCAGACGATCCGCAAAAACGGCCACGTCGTCCATGTACGCCAGCAGGCGGTCAACCAGCTTTCGCTCCTCGCCGCGTCTGGACTTTCTCAAATCCAGCAGGTGCCGCAGGAACTTTGACATGACGTAGTTAAACAGCCAGGCGGACAGATAGCTACCGATCAGCAGCGCCCCGTCCGGGTCGGTCGCCAGCAGGGCGCCCACCAGGGCCAGCTGCCAGAATGCGCGTGGTATGTCCTCACGCATAAGCACCATGATCACGTCGCCGTGGATAGACTGGAAAGCGTGGTGGACGTCCACCTTTTCGGCGTGTTTGGTTTTTGGCCGTTTCTTGTTTAGCCACCTGTGGAGCTGTCGGGCGCCGCCAGTCTGGCCGCGGCCCGGAATACTTGCAAACTGCCACGGTAGGATTTTCGCCCGGAACAACGGCATAAGGCCCAGGACGGCCAGGTGATCGAAAATCTGTTGCATTGCACTTTCACGTGTCAGCTCCCGCTCCTTCATGGATAGGCCGTCAACCCGTTTTGTTTTCTTGACTGGTTCCAGGTCTAGGTCGTCTGCGTAGCCGTCCACCAAATCCTCCACCCGCTGCATGACCTCGCAGGCGATCCCATGGACGGCTTCCAGCCGTGCCCACAGCTTGCCCTCTTTTATCTCTGTTTCAATTTCTTCACGTGTAACTCCTCCGTATTTGTTTATCAGCCGCAGCGTTGTGTCCCGGCGCCATTTCTTATCAAATGCGTTCATTACCGCATTTTCGCACAGCTCAATGGTTAATTTCAGATTTTTACAACAATCGACCACACGGGCACACCTCGCATTATTTTCTTTCTGGGTAGATAGGGGCTTTCGGTTGACCGGCAGACCTTAAAGCAGGACGCCGGGATATTACTACCAGCCCCGCTGCGCAGCTATACCGCGCAGCCTGCAAACCGGCGCCCACGCTTTACTTTTCCGTGGGTGCTTCCCGGTTTGCTGTTCGGTGATTATACGATTTTAGCCTTTCGGCAGGGATTTGACGACGCAATTATAGATTTACCCAGTAAGCCCCAGCGCGCCGTTCCAGTTCGCATTCCCAGGCCCATTGTTGCCATTCAGGTACACAACGCCACCATTGCCGCCGTTGTTCAGATTGCCAAACGACCAGGGGACGTAGGAACAACAGACACGCACGCCGTCAAACCCTGTAGGGGCTGGCTGCCCCTCTTGACGGCTACGCCGTCAATTCACCCCGCGAACACCGCCTGGAAAGCCCCAGCGCGCCGGCCCAGCTCGCAACCCCAAGCCCAGAGCTGCCATTCAGGCACACAACGCCACCAAAGCCGCCGCTGTTCAGAAAGCCAAACGACCAGGGGACGATGGAACCCGACTTGTAGGCCGGGTGATAAAAGCCAGACCGCAGGTAGGTAGTAGACCCGGCACCGGTGCCGCCCGCCTTCTTCGGGAAAAATACGCTGTCGTATGTGTCGTCCATTTCTTTCACATAGTCCCACGCCGCGGACGCCTTCGCGTACCGCAGTCCGGTGTCTACATAGTCCGACGTAATGCTGGACGCTTCTTTTCCCTGCTTCGTGCAGGCGTAAACCTGTAACTCGCTGATACCGTCCGCGTTCTCCGTGTACTTATAGAAGTCACCGAAAACGATTCTGTAAGCGCCGTTTCCGAACTCGATACCCGCACACCTGCAGGCGTTCTGACCGTTGGTGTTGTTCCTGGGGCTTCCGTCGTTCCGGCCACGCACGGCGTCCGTTGTACCGCTGTACCACGGCATTGTGCTGATACGGGTGGTCGTGGACGTGTTGAACGCCGCGGGAATGTCCAGGTTTACGGCAACGTAACTAGCGCCGCCCACTTCCACGGTTTCCTTGCTGATCACCCGGACGCAGTCGGCCAGGTTGTAGTTCACGTCGGTGTTTCTGTCCGTGCTGGTGTTTCCGCCCGTTTCTCCCACCGACACGCTAGAACCGACGTGCAGGTTCGCGGCCTGGGCAGCGGTCAGCAGCACCCGCTTGACGCCTGTTTCCGCAACAGCTGCAAAGTATTGGAAATTGTAGGTCAGGCACCCCTCCATCTGGCCGGACGGTTCCAGCGATCCGTGGCGCAGCTGCCACATAAGCAGCAGCCAGTTCTGGTCATGGCTCTGCCAGCCGGTCTGGTATGGCCGGTTCTTCTTGATTGCCGTCAGGCCGGTGTTGTAGCTGGTGCGGATGATCGGGCGCTTGCCCGCGCCGCTTGTCACCCCGCCGCCCGCGTCATAGCCTCCGGGATATGTGTAGTGGCTTACGTAGGGCCGGTGCGTCCCGTCTGGGGCGATACCCTCGCACCACTTGTGGTAGCCGGGGGCAGCCATGGTGCGCAGCTGCCGGGTCAGCACCGTGTCCGTTCTGGTCTTTCTGATCCACGGGGCAACCTGTAGGGTCTGCACCGGCGCGATCTCGCCGGTCGCGTCGAAGCCTTCCTCGAACTCCGTAAATTTCACGTCCAGGGTTCCCTGGTCGTCAATCTCCACGGCATTCACCCGCAACCACCAGAAAGCCCGGTGTTCGTCCAGATCATCGGCACCCGCGGCGGCGTCGGTGGACAGTTCGCAAGAAACGCCGACGCGATCCTGTGTGAAGGTGCCGAAACTGTCGCCGCTGGCGTCAGGGCTTCGGAACTCCACGCCGTAGGTCTTGTCGTTTTGCAGCATTCTAAACCAGCGGGCCAGGCGCTCCTCCTTGGTCATTACGCCGTTGTCGGACAGGGGCCACCACTTCTGGAAAATCTGGGTGGTGTTGGTGTCGTCCAACAGCTGCGCATAGGTCGTGTCGATGAAGTCGTTACTGGCGTTGCCTGCTGCAATCGCCGCCAGCAGGGCGTTCTGCTTTTCCAGTGCTTCCGCGATCCTGGTTTGCCCCTCTTTGTCCGGGGCGTGTGTTACCTTGCTCATGTGTCCTCCTCAATTATCGAAAAATAACCATCGGCGTCCCACCCCAGGTGGACAGCTGCGGCTTTTGCCGCCTTGCCCGCGGCGGCCTCCGCCGCTGCCTGGGCTGCCTCTGCTGCGGCTTTTGCCGTTTCCGCCACCTTGGCGGCCTTTGTCGCTTCCTGCTCTGCGGCTTCCGCCGTGGCCTGGGCTTTTTGCGCCGCCTGTTCCGCCGCTTTAGCTGCGTTCTCCGCCGCCTGGGCGTTTGCCTGGGCCGTATGTGCCGCCGTCCCGGCTGCCTCTGCGTCCTTCTGGGCGGCCTGCGCATTCGCCGCAGCAGCGGTCGCTTTCTCGTTGGCGGCTTGGGCCTCCTGTGCGGATTTCTCCGCAGACGCTCCCGCTGTCGTGGCTTTGTTCTCCGACGCTTCGGCCGCTGTCTTTGCTGCTTCCGCCTGCTCTTTGGCCGTTGCGGCTGCCTGCTCTGCTGCGACCGCTTTTTCTTCGGATTGTTCCGCCTGTTCCTGGGCGGTCTGGGCGGCGGCCTTGGCGGCTTCTGCGGCTGCCTGGGCGTCCTTGGCTGCCTGGTGTACTTCCTCCACCTTTCCGGCTGCCTCCACCGCTTTGTCGGAGGCGGTCTTTGCGTCCGCCGCTGCCTGCTCCGCCTTGGCGATTGTTTCTTCCAGCGCCGTCATTTCATCGGCGGACTTGATCGCCTCCTCATTATGCAGGCCGCGCTCAATCTCGACCACAAAAACCGCAGAGGTCAAAGTCTGCGACGTATCCGGCGTCGTGATCTCAACTTCGCATTCTGCCCGGCCAGCTACCGCCAACATCTGATTTGTCAGGCTTACCAGCACCCGGTTTGTGTCCGCGTCCCTGGTTGCCGTGTTATAGCAGTAGTGGCCGTCCGGCTTTTGGAAATTCACCCGCAGGACAGCGTCGGCCGGAATTTCGTATTCCTTGCCGTTATCCAGGATCAGCACCGACACGCAGCGCGTGGCCTTGTCGCCCTGCTTCGCCCGCACGGTTGTGTTTCGGTGCGGGTCTGCCGTGTCAACCATAATGCGCTTGATAACTTTGTTCAGCTCCGCCACATGGATCACTCCTTCCTTTCTTCTGTTTTCTGCCCGTAGGCTTTGGCATAAAAGCGGCCCGTCACTGTCTGCATAACGATAGGCCGAAGGCCGGGCGGCAGGCCGCTTTTCTCAAACTCCGCCGCGGCCACCACCTCGATTTTCCTGCTGATCACTTCCATCATTTCGCCCAGTTCCATGTTTCCCTCCTGGTTCTGTGTCAGATTCTGACACTTATTCGTAACAGGCTATCCTCGTAATTTTTATGAACCTGCCTGAATGTGTAGATACTCCATTTGAACCAATGTATATATAGCCGCTACCTGATTCCAGCTTTAACTGTGAACCAGTTGCTGTAAACAGTGCATGGCGCAGATAAACACCGCCCGCAGATTCAACCAATGACAGGCATATACTTTTCCCTTCCGGCTCATATACCCGTGTAAACCCGCCCGCTTTTCCATTGTTGTCTGTGAAATATATGTCCATATATTTCATTTCTGAAAATTGCTTTGACAGATACAGTGAGTCGTTCGTTCCTGCCGCATTGTCAAAAAGAACCGTCTCCGCATCATTGACATTCAGCCATTCACCCCAGTTCATTGAGTTGAAAAACCGCATCTTTGTTTTGGGGTGTACCGTTGTCCCATCGTCTCCTGTGACCCTTTGGATCAGTTCTCCTCTCGGCCCGCAGCTTTTAACCTCTAGTAAGAAATACCCTTTCGTGATAGGACAGTTTCCGTATTCCGCCGTTGCTGCATCCTTCGACGCATACCAGTTCGGTGTTTTTATATCGTCAAGGTCTGTTCCTGACGATAGTGTAGGGTATTCCAGGCCACCAGCTAGGCGGGTCTTGAATGCCACATCAAAAGTGTTTTGCAGTTCTGCGACCTTACCCAGGGCGATACCCATTCCTTTCGCTAGAACAGAAAACAGCTTTCCAACAGCAGCGCCCACGGCAGCCTTCCTGACCGTTGTAAAAGCGTCCTGTGCTGCCACGATCACGTCGTAACTTGCCGTTTTGTCCGCAGCGAAAACGAACTTAGCACCTTTAACGGAATATTTCCCCGCCACGCTTGAAAGCGCTGTCTCGACATAGTTAAAATCTGTCGTCTTTTTTCTTTGCACCGTGTACGCCGCCGTATTGGTTTGGTTCAAAGGGTATATTTCCGCAGAAAAAACTACGGTCATATACTCTCCTGCGCCGCTTGCTGTCCCCGTCGCATCCGAACGGAAAACCGACACGCTGCTAATTTTGGGGGCGGCATATTCCGCCACGCTGATTTGCACAGAATACGACGCCGCGCGGCCTCTGGAATCTACCGTCTTAACCGTTATTGTCAGTTTGCCGGATGACGCGATCACCTGGGTCAGAATGTCGTCGCCGGTATATGTCTTTCCGTCCACGGTCGCCGTGTTCGTTCGGATCGTCGAACCATAGGCACCCGCGGCGGTTATCTTAATGCGCAGCTGTGAAAGCCCTTTCAAATATCCGTATTTCTGCGCCACGCCTGTTTCATCTGAATAACTAAACGACACAGTTGGGGTTATGCTGGCCGGGATCGTCAACGTTACCTGTGCCTCGCTGGTCCCTACCGTTGTACTCCCCGACATGGTGGTTAATTTCAGTTTGCAGGTCAGCGTGGTTCCTGCCGTGTTCTGGTAGGCCAGATCCATCGGCGGCGTCCAGTATATCGTCGTGGACGTTGTGCCGGTGGTGACGTCGCCAGAAACATTTCCGCAGGTGTATGCGACCTTATAGGTCAGGCCGCTTGCGCCGCTCACGGCCAGCGTTTGCTGTACCCCCAGGGTGCCGTTTCCGGCTGACAGCGTGGCATTCCGGGCAATCTTGTTCAGCGTTCCAGAGCCGTCGCCACTGTACGTTCCCCGGTACGTTCCGCCCCAGGTAAAGCCGAAGGTCTGACTGAACGAAAAGCTGAATGTCTTGCTGCCGTCGCTGTTGTGGTAGATCGTCGTGGAACCGGTCGCCAGGGTTTTCGTGCTGTTTGCACCGACACTCCAGTTTGCCGTGCCGGAATAACTCTGACCGTTTACCGTAACCGACCACGGGTGTGATCCGCTATATGTAAATTTGCCGTAGGCGTCGGCAGCCAGCCACATTTCCCAGTATATCGTGGTTGAATTTCCCGCTATTGATTGCGATGTTTGCTGCCACTTGAACCACAGCGTATGGTTTCCTGTGACGTATACCGACGTGCTTCCGCTGCTTGCCATTTAGCCCTCCTCAACGTAACCACAGTTTACATTTCCATTTCCATCTTTCACGATTTGGTAGCCCAGCAGGGTCAACGACTTTGTGATCATCAGCTCCGGCGTCAGGGCGCGGCCCATTGCGTCGAACTGCTGAACCGGTACACCGTTTACCATTATGCTGATCATGTCACTGTCGATAATAACCTTGTTCGGGTTGTCAACCTCTCCGATCGTCAGGCCGTTAATGTCAAAAGTGAAATACTTGGTTATGGTTCTGAATTTCTCTTGCAGGTCGCTGTCCACGCCCTCGATCGTCTGGTTTGTCTGCGTGAATTTCAATGTCATTTCATCGGACAGTAGTTTCAGCGCGGCGTCCATTTCCTCCTTGGTCGCCAGCCCCTCTGTTACTGTCTTTGAAACGGACAGCTCTATTTCATCCCGCATGGCCAGAATCGTCGATTTCATTTCCGTTGTGGTGGAGTATTCCACCAGGCGGCCGTCTGTGTAGTTCTTGGCATCTGCGGCGGCGTCCTCGGCTTTCTGGGCGGCGTCTTTTGCCGCTGCCTCCTTGGCTGCTGCTTCCGCCGCTGCCGCGTCTGCGGCACTCTGGGCGGCCGCTGCTTCAATGGCTGCCTGTTTGGCTGCTTCGGCTTTTGCTGCTGCGTCCTCGGCGGCGTTTTCCTCTGCCGCTGCCGCGTCCTTTGCGGCTTTGTCGGCGGCTGCCTGGGCATCCTTGGCTTTCTGGGCGGCGTCGGCTGCGGCGGTATTCGCGGCGTCAGAGGCTGCCTGGGCGTCCTTGGCTTTCTGGGCGGCGTCGTCGGTAGCCTCCTGGATCATCTTCACGCTTTCGTCAACTTTTTCGATTGTTGCGTATTTCTCGGAAACAGACAGGTCGATCGCGTCCTTTGCCACCTTGATCGCGGCGTCCATTTCCTTAGTGGTGGAATAGTCTACCAGACAATCGTCTGTATACTTCTTAGCCGCTGCGGCGGCGTCCTCGGCTTTCTGGGCGGCGTCTTTTGCCGCTGCCTCCTTGGCTGCTGCTTCCGCCGCTGCCGCGTCTGCGGCGCTCTGGGCGGCCGCTGCTTCAATGGCTGCCTTTTTGGCCGCTTCGGCTTTGGCTGCGGCGTCGGCCGCTGCGTTTTCCTCCGCTGCGGCGGCGTCCTCTGCTGCTTTGTCTGCGGCCGCCTGGGCGTCGTCGGCTTTCTTGGCCGCTGCGTCAGCGTCCGCCTTTGCCTGATCGGCGGCGCCCTGGGCGGCTGCGGCGTCGGCGGTGGCCTGATCCGCTTTTCCCTTCACTTCATCCACCTTTTTCTCTACCAGTTCTGTCGTCGCGTACTTCTGCGATATAGCCAGGTCAATCGCGTCGGTTGCCACCTTGATCGCGGCGTCCATTTCTTCGGTGGTGGAGTATGCAAGCAGTACCGAGTCAGTGTGTTCATTCGCTGCGGCCTCCGCAGCCTTCCCGGCTTCCTCTGCCGCTTTCTTGGCGGCTGCGGCGTACTCCTCGCCTTCACCCTTGGTCACATAGGATTTCGATACTTCCAGTTCGATCGCGTCAGACATTGCGCGGATCGCTGTTTCCACTTCTTCCTTCGTATAGTAGGTATTTGTCAGCTGTTCCCGGATCGTTTTTGACGCCACCCGGATTGCTTCCTTCTTCGCCAGGTCGTCCCCGGACTTTTGCAGCTGTGCAAACGTCTGGGGCACGTTGGAAAACTCCGCTTTGTTCTTTTCTGGGTGCCCGGCGTATTCGTCCAGCTGGACGATCCGCTGCTTGATCCATACGCCTATGCTTTCCGACGCCAGAATGACAGTGTCGCCCAGGTCGTAGTCAAGTACAGCGTATTTTTCCGACTGCTTCGCAAGGTCTACCACGTCGCCGGTGTAGGCCGTCACAGGGCGGCTGGCTTCTTCCAGTCGGGCCACAGCGTCGTCGTACAGGCTCGTTGTGTTGGTGTACCGTTCGTCGCGCCAGATCGCCGTGATCGTCTTGGGCGAATACTGGTGATTTTCGATATAATCCTTTTCACCCACCCACAAATGCAGGCCGTCTTTTCCGATCGGTATGATCTTGGTAAAGAATCCATAGCTGGATTCTTTCACCCCCAGGCTGCGCAGGTTTAACCGCTCATAGAAATACACGCCTTTATCCTGGCCACGCTTTGTGGAGAAATACAGGCACTTTTCCAGCGTTTCGATTCTGATTTCTACCTTGTAGGTGCTTACCACGTCTTTGACGATTTCCCACGCCGTTGTATCATCTTCCGCCCGGATCGTCCGGCGCTTTGTAATGTCCTCCGCTACGCTGCACCGCCACCCTGTGTCGGCCAGTGCCAGCTCCATACACTCCTGGATTGTCTTTTCTACGGTTTCAAAACCGTTCAAAAAAACGGCACCTTCCAGGGCTTCGATATTCAGCGCCGCCGCCACGCTGGTCATAGTGGCCCGTGTCTTGCGGTCTACTGACTTAATCACATATTCCTGACGCTCCGTCCTGACGTAGCCCTCGGTTTTGATCTCCGCCTCTGACGCGGCTTTCCGCGGATAGCTAAATTCAAGGCTTTCGTCGCCGTCCGACAATGTCCTGCGGACGTGCTGGCCGTCCACCTTTTCCAGGCTTGCGACGTGAACGTGGGCGCTGTTGTAAAGTTCAATCATTGGCCGCTCCTTACATCCACGCCGGGATATATCGGACAACGACCGCAGCGGCGGCCGGTTCCCACGTCAGCGTCGTTTCTTCTTCCAGGATCGGGAACGCCTGCATTTCCACGTCCTGCATTTTGTTGTTTCCGTTTTCCAGCACCAGGCCGTCTTCGGAAATGGTCACTGTTACGCCCGCCGTCAGATTCTTCACGGCGATTTCCTTGGCAAACCCTCGCAGCGTCACCAGCTGCGCGTCCTCCGGCGTTGTGATCTCCACCGTACACGGGCGGCGGCGGCTCCCCTTGCGGGTGATCGGTAGGCCCTGCGTGGCCTCGACCGCTTCTTCCTCGCCCACCATGTAGCCGTCCAGCTCAATCGTCAGCTTGTAGGCCGTTCCGCTCACCGTCTTTGCGACGGTTGACTTTTGCAGGCGGCCCAGATACCAGCCCTCGTAGCCGTCCAGCGCTACCTTCTGCGGGCCATCCAGTAGCCCGCAGAAGTCGGAAATATTCCGCATGATCTCGTTTCGGCTGCGGCCCTTGAACAGGATCACGACTTTCACGCTTCCGCATTTCTGCGTTGTCGGTAGGTCGATCGGTTCCATGAAGTCGTCCGGCCATTCGTAGCTGCTGCCGGTCTGCGGCAGTTGGAACTCGACCGTCAGCTGCTTCGCGCCGTAGTCTTTCGCGTTGTGTGTGCCAATCTTCATGTTCCTACCTCCTTACCGTATTTTCTGCGCTTCTTCCACCATCGCGTCGGACACTCTGACGACCGTATGGGCGGCGATTTCGTCGCCGTCCAGCGTCACATAAACGTAGACTATCCGGCCGGCCTGCCCGTACTGTGCCAGTTTTTCGTCCAGGGTATTATTCAGCTGCCGATAGAACGGCCGCAGGGGCAGGATCGCTTCGGGGCCATCCTCTCCGCCCGCCAGGGCCGTCTGGCCCGCCACACCGAACATTGTCGGTTCTACCATAATGCCGCCCGTCTTATACCAGGCGATAGAGAAGTGCGGGACGGACGGGGGGCTGATACTGAAACTGCCGGAAATGGACAGGTGCGGCAGCTTCAAATGGGGCAGGCTCCAACTAAAGTTAAAAGCCGATTTTATGCGGTCGATCACAGACCGCACTGTAGAAAGTGCGCTGTTAATCGGTGTTTCGATTGCGGACTTGATCGCGTTCCAGGTGGACGACGTGGCACTTTTGACAGCGTTCCACGCAGAGCTTACCGCAGATCGGACAGAATCAACGGCAGAGCTTACCGCAGACTTTGCCGCATTGATCGGCGTGGAGATTGCGGCCTTGATTGCCTCCCACGCCGCGGTCGTCGTGCTTTTGACCGTGTTCCACGCAGCGCTGACGACTGACTTCACAGCAGCGGTCACAGAGCTTACCGTGGCTTTCGCAGCGTTCAGCGGCTTTTCTACGGCCGTTTTAACAGCGTTCCATACTGTTGTGGTTGCTGTTTTAATCGCATTCCAGGCGGCCGTCACGGCAGCCGTAACAGCGTTTACTGCTGTATCTACCGCCGACGTGATCGCGTCCCAGGCAGTCTCCAGGGTTTCGTGGCAGTTCTCCCAAATCATCCGCCACGGTAGGGTAATAAGCTGTACCGCTGCGCTGATCAGCTCCTCAACAAACAGGACGCCGACCTGCACCACATTTTTAATGGTTTCCCATGCGGTCGTGACTGCCGAAACAATGCCGTTCCAGATATTCGAGAAAAACGTCTTGACGGCCGACCACGCGCTGTTCCAGCTGCTTCCAAACCACCCTAGGAAGGCGTCAGCTGCGCCCTTCAAGGTGTTCAGCACGTTCTCGAACGTGCTGGATATGTAATCCCACAGGGTAGCCCACACGGCTTTCACCGATTCCCAGGCGCCCTCGAAGTTTCCGCTGAACAAGTTTATAAAAATGTCCAGAGTGTTCAGGATCACGCCCGTTGCAGCTGTCAGAATGTTGCTCACTTGCTGGAATGCGCCCTCGAATACAGGCGCCAGCAGCTCACAAATTCCATTCCAGATCGTAGAAATAGCGCTACCTACCGCCTGGAATACCGGTGCCAGGCTTTTCAGCCGGTCAGAAATTCCTTGAATGAATCCGCCGACTGTTTCCTTGATCTCCGACCAGATCGCGGTGATCGCCGCCCTGAACTCCTCGTTGGTGTCCCATAGGTGCTTGAATGCCGCCACCAGCAGGCCGATCGCAACGACCACGGCCACCACCGGCGCGGACAGGCCACCGATTGCTGCCTTTACCGCGTTCATCACCGGCGTCAGCTTTGCCATAGTGTCATGCACTCCGATAATTGCTTTCAGAACGCCGGACACGGCCAGCATTGCCGGGCCGATTGCCGCCACGACCGCGCCGATCGTGACGACCATTTTCTTTGTCGCTTCGTCCGTGTTGTTGAACCACGTCGCCCACTCCTGGAACGCCGCGACGACCTTCTTCACAGTCGGCATTAACAGATCGCCTATCTGAATAGCGATACCTTCAATCGTAGATTCCAGGATCGTGATTTGCCCTTGCAGGTTGTCCAGTTTAATGTCTGCGGCCGTCTGTGCGGCGCCATCTGCGCCATAAATCGCCGTTGTCAGCTTTTGGAAGTCCTCCTCGGACGCATTGGCGATAGCCGCCCACCCGGACATAGCGTCTTTTCCGAAGATCGCGGACAGGGCCGCCGCCTGCGTCGTAGAATCCAGGTCGCCCATGGTCTGCCGCAGCAGCTTCATGGTCGCCATCATGTCCACGCTGCCGTCCGAGGTTGTCTGGATCGAGAACCCATACGAATCCATAGCCGCCTTCATTTCTTTCGTCGGCTTCACCAGGTTCGACAATCCCGTTCTTAGGGCTGTACCGGCGCCACTGGCTTTAATGCCTGCATTGCCCATCAGCCCCGTAGCGATCGCGGCGTCCTCGATCGACACGCCCAGGGTGCCACAGATTGCGCCCGCGTACTTGAATGTTTCGCCCATCATGGAAACGGACGTATTCGCATTGTTTCCGGCCGCCACCAGGACGTCGGCAAAGTGGGCCGAATCTTTCGCAGCCAGGCCGAAGGCCGTCAACCCGTCCGTGATAATGTCAGACGTTGTGGCCAGCTCCTCACCGCTTGCCGCTGCTGCGGACATTACACCGGCGATACCGTCCAGCATATCCTGGGTAGTCCATCCGGCCATAGCCATGTATTCCATGGCCTGCCCGGCCTCCGACGCAGAGAACGCCGTGCTGCTACCCATCTCGATCGCCTTGTTGCGCAGCTGATCAAATTCGTCAGCCGTTGCGCCAGAAATAGCCTTTACTGTTGACATCTGGCTATCAAATTCCGCGGTCGTCTTTACGGCTGCTGTGCCGACGCCAACGATTGCAGCGCTGACCACGGACATTTTACGGCCCACGTTGTCCAGGACGTCTGCGGCCGCTTTGGCGTGTGTGGCGAACTCCTGCCACTTGGCCTCTTTCAGCTGCTCGTTCGTCTTTTTCAGCTCGCCCTCCAACTTGGTCAGGGCTTCCTTCGACTTGTTTGTGGCTGCCTCCTGCTTGGACAGCTTTTGCTCGGTCTGGGCGACCTGATCGGCTGCCTTCTTTTCTTCCTGCTGTAGGTCGGCCAGCTTTTGCTTCAATGCCTGCGTTTCGGCGCTGTTTTCGCCGGTCGTCGCGGTGCTTTGTTCGATAGCGGCCTTTGTTTTATCAATAGCGGCTTGCAGTTCCGCCTGTTTCCCTTTCTGCTCTGTCAGGGTTTTCTCAAGGCGCTGCTGCTCCGTTTCATTCAACTTGACTATATCCGTCTGTGCGGAGATTTTCGCCTTTAGCTCCTCTGTCTTGGCTTTCAGCGCATCCTGTGTGGAGCCGAACAGCTTGGCCTGTGTAGAGGCCAGGCTGTACTCGCTCGACAGTTCTTTCATGGATAGCACCGCCGCCTTCATGGCTTGCTGAAAACTGGAACTATCCGCCGTAACTTGTGCCCGGACGTTTGACACGGTGCTATCCTCCTTTCTTTTCCGGCTGGTGGTCGATTTCCCACTTCAAGTGTTCAATCAGCGGCACCAGCTCCTCCTTCATGGTTTCGGTGTACGATTGGCGCATGATCTTGATCGACGCCTGGGTGATCACTTCCAGGCTTTCCAGGCAGGTCGCCCAGAAATTGGCGGGGCTGTTATCGGTGTAGCCTTCCTCTGCGTCGTAGTCGTCGAACACGCTGGCCTCCTGTTCTATCGGCGGTTCGTCTGATAGGACGGAGAAGGCAGGAAAGACAATCTCCTGCATAACAAAATGAAGGGCCTTCGCAGCGGTCACGACCTGGACGACAGGCGCCCGCGCTGCTTCCTGCACACGCAGGCCCCCGTAAACGTCCGCCAGCAGGCGCGTCATAGCCCGGACGGCAGCTCTTGCGCTGTCCCCGGTCTGCTCCATATCCCGCATGATCTCCGCGTAGCGCTTCGCCTGCTGCACCGTGACGCGATCACTGACGCAGCAGACCGTCCCGCGCGGCGTTTCGATCAGCAGATCATCAATCACGCGCCATTCGTAAAATTCTTTTTCAAATCCTCAATGGAATGGTTTACCTGCTTCATCAACACCGACTCGACCGCGGAAAACTGCACGATCACCTCACCAGGCGCCACGCCGTTCTCCCCCAGCAGATCGTCGCAGGTAAACTTGTCGCCGTACAGTTTGCACAGGCAATCAGCCATTGCATAGAAGTCGCTGCGGGTGTACATTTCCTTGGCGGCGATAGGCTCCCGGACGTCCAGGTATTCCAGATATGCTGCGGTCGATACCTGGGGCAGCTCATAGGTCACGCCGTCCACCGTGATCTTCGCCTGAAACTCCTTCATGCTGCTGCCCCCTTACTTCGTCACCGCTGCGGTGGTCTTGGCTGCTTGCGTTTCGACGGCGTTATATTCCTGCACGGCGCTAAACCACTTCTTGATTGCTTCTGCGGCCTGCGTGGCCTCCGCGGCAAGGTTGGATTCATCCACGCGGATGCGGAACAAGTGCTTTTCCTGGGCGGTGGTGTCCACCGTGATCTTGTCAGCCTTCTTGCGCTCATAGAAAGAGGCGGTCAAGCTGCTGGTCTGGGTGTTCTTCTTGTCCTCGATCGTCTTGTAGGTTTCGCTCTGGCCCTTGTTGAATTTGCCGCAATAAAACCACACGAACTCGTATTTGCCGTTCAGCTGGCGGGTTCTGTAGCCCAGGGCCAGCTCTGCCGGTTCATCCTCTGCGGATTCAACCAGGAAGCCGTTCTGGTACAGTCTGTTCCACACCAGCGCCCGATCCTGGGGCGCCAGGGTGTTCACTTCCAGTTCAACGTCCGTGCCGGTGTACTGGGTCAGAACTTCCTCCGTTCCGTCCTCGCTGTAGATCGTTTCGCTGGAATAGTTGTCGGTAATGTTCGCGTTGATTGCGCGGGCGAACTTGATCGGCGTTTCCGCGGTGTAGGCGTTTTCGTCGTTCTTGGTGACTTTCGCCATGTAAATGTCTTTCAGGCCGCAGCGGCGGCTTCTGGTGATCGCATTCTCACTCATGCGTTACTTCCTCCATGTATTCAAATCTTTGCGGCAGCGCGTAGATCGTGCCGTCGTTTATCGTTTCGTCCTGATCTTCCGCCTGCCATGTAAAACCCGCGGCAAGCATAAGCCTTTTAACCCTTGCCGCCAGGGCCTTGTCGTCCGCCGTCGAAAAGATCGTCACCTGGACATATCCAACTTCAATTTCTTCTTCGTCGTCGCTGTGGGCCTCTGGGGCGGCTCCTGTAGCCCATAGGGTCACGTGCGTTTTGTGCAGTGCGGCGTCATACCATCCTTGCTGTACCGGTACGCCTTCCGCCACGATCGGCGCCAGGGCGTCGGCTGCAATCTTGATAATGTCCACGGCTACCTCCCAATCTTTGCGGCCAGAAATGCCTCGTACTCCTGGCGGGCAATGTCTGTGATCTCACCCTCGACAGCGGCGCAGGCAGACTGGACAAATTCCCGCGCGGACATTTTCGTGGTTCCCCAGTTGACGAATTTCATGTAGAAATATTCCGAATTGTCGGACAGCTTCCAGCCGACCTCCGCCGAAACTTCTGACCCCTTGGATTTTCCCGGCTTAATCGGTATGTTCTCTTTGGCGTGGCCTCCCGGCCTGCACCCGCTCTTGCCGGATTTTGCATTATTTCCGCTCTTTGGCACCCGTTCTTTCATAGCGTCGTGCAGCACATCCGCGCCACGCTTCACTATTCTGCGGTTTACTGCGTCCAGCTCTCCGGGGGCTGCGCAGTCCTCGCAAGCCTTTAGCAGTTCGTCCAGGCCGACAAATGTTAAACCCACTTTCATCAGTCAGCCCTCGACGCAAGAAAGCGGATGAACCCAGACCGCCGCCTGGAATAGTCAGCACCAATCAGGTCGTAGTCTACGCCCCGGAACATCACGCGGAACTGCTTCTGATTTCGCCGGATTTCCTCCACCCGGCAGCACGTCCGCACTTCCAGGGTTACGGCGTCCACCAGCCCCCGGTTCTGGATTTCGACCCGCTCGGTCATTGACTGGCTTGGCAGGTCAGCCCAGGCGGTGTAATAATCCGCCCAGGCGTCAACCTTTCGGCCTTCCACGGTTTCCTGCTTCCGCTGCCGGAATATTACTCGTGCGTTATCCATTCGCCGCTCCCGCCTTCCGTTCGTAGATTTCAGACAGCAGCATGGATGCGACCGCCGCCTTCATTTGTTCTGCGTCTTTGGCGTATTTCTCGCGGTCGTCGTACACGCTCTTAACACTGGCGGCCAGAATGATCTTTTGCCGGGCTGTCATTTTCTCCGGCTCAAATCCCGGTATCAGTTCTCCCATGGTCTGCGCTGCGGCTTCGATCATCACCTGCACCAGGTCGTCGTCGTCCTCGTAGTCGATACGGGCGTAGCGCTTGACCAGGTCAAGCGTTTTCTCCATGGTCGCCTCGGTCATGGCTTTAGCCCTTGACCTCGATCTCAATCACGCCCTTTACAACGGCGCCGCTGTCCGTGCCCACGACGTCGAAACGGTCGCGGACTTTCAAGCCGGTCTTGTCGTCCTCCCAGAGGTCGCCCGCCACGGTAGAAATGTCCAGGCTGATCTTGTCCCGGTCGAACAGGGTCACGGCGTCCTCGGTGCAGCCGCAGAAAACAGGAACAGTGGTGTAGTTCTTGCTACTGGCACTCTTGGTGCCGTTTTTAAGTACCTTGTTGGACAGCTTCACGACGGGGTATTCACCGAACAGCAGCTTCTGCGTCGGCTTCGTGGGGTCGGGCTGAAGCAGGTACTTCCCGTCGCTGTCTTTCAGCTTATCCAGGTAGTTGTAGCCGGTCTGGTTGGTGATCACGCGGGCCTGCTGCGCGACGGCAGGATCAAGGACGACGTTGAAAATATCTTTCAGATCGTCCAGGCTTGCCACGGAATAGGTGGTTTCACCCACCAGGGCATTCAGCGCGGCCAGAATTTTGGCGTTTCTGGTTGCGCGGGACTTCTTGGCGATCCACTTGGACAGATACGCCAGAATGTTCTCCGCGGTATCTTCCAGCAGCTCCGCGGTAACTTTGAGAATGCCGCCGTACTTCTTGATCTTGTAGGAAATGGAGCGCAGCTTCGGGGTCGCCTGCTCCTGGAACTTGCCGCCCTCCTCGACCTCCGGCCATTCGGTGGTATCTGCGTCAGCCTCGATCACGCGGCTGCCGGTGTTGGTGCTGACGTGTTCCACGTTGACGTACAGTTCCAGGTCGTCAGCGGTTGCCCTGCGCAGCTCGTGGATCGTGGTTGCAATATCCTGGGGGACGGTCAGGCCGCCGTCCTCGCCGGTGTCTGCGCCGCTGGTTCCCTGGCCGTCATGCTCTCGCAGTTCGTCGTGGATCGCAGCGTCGCGGCGAAGGATATTCACGGCATTTTCAGGGGCCTTCTTGCCCTTCATTCGGGCGCGGATAGCCGCCACCAGAGCGCGGCCTACCTCTTTCGCGGTCGGTGCTTCTCCGCCGTTATCGCCTGCGCCGGGTTCCTGGCGGCCGTGTTCGGCACCCTCTCCGGGTGCGCCTTCGTCTGCGTCCAGGTCATACAGCAGATCGAACTCCCGCTGCGCAGCGACCAGCTCCTTCTTCTTGGCCTCCGCTTCGTCCAGCTTACCAGCAGCAGCCAGGTCTTTCACTTCGGCCTTCAAGGTGTTCGCCTTGTTCAGCAGCTTTTTCAGTTTCTCGTTCATTTTTTTGCTCCTTTCACTTCGTACCGTACAGGTACAGGTCATTCAGCAGGTCGTTTTCCCGCTTTTTTCTGTTTGCTTCTTCTTTGGCACTCTGTTTCAGTTCGTTCGGCAGGTTTTTATAACTGCCGAACAAATCACTTGCCGCAGCTGCGGCGGCCGGGGCGTCTACCGCTGTCAGGACAAACCACTGGGCGGCCTTTTCGCCCCGCATCCAGGTTTCCGCCTCCATCAGTGCCGCGATTTCCTCTCGCGTAACGCCTTCCGCCGTTGCCGTCATGTAAACGTCAAGGATAGAATCCCGTGCTTCGTCCAGCTGGTCCGCCACCTCTCGCAGCTGCCGGGCGTTGCCTGTTGCCCATGTCCAGGGGTCGTGGATCATCACCTGGGCGCCGGTGTTTACCACCCGTTCGTCGCAAGCCATCAGGATCACCGACGCGATACTGGCGGCCATGCCGTCCACCTTGCCGGTTTTCCGGCCCTGGTGCCGTTTCAGCACGTTATAGATTGCAAGCCCGGCGAACACGTCACCGCCTGGCGAATTGAAATAAATGGTCAGCGGTTGGTTCGGGGATAGCCCCGCCACAAAGTCCGCGATCTCCTGGGGGTAGTTTCCGCCGAACCAGGCCGCGGTCAGTTCATCATCTACAATGTCGCCGTACAGGTACAGCTCCGCGCAGGTTGCCTGGTTTACCATTTCGATCCTGCCGAACGTCTTGACCTGGCCCCGGTCTTTTGCTTTCAGCTCATAGCGTTTTCTAATCGTTGCCACCTTCTCCACCTCCTTTCTGGTTGCCGCCTGGCGGCTGCTGCGTGGTCGTTGTATCTGTTCCTGTTTTCTTGTTCACCACGTCCAGCGGGGTCATGCTGCCGTTTACAATCGGCCGGTCGCCACCCTCGACGCCCTCCAAGTCCAGCTTTGCCCGTGTCTCGTTGATCACATAGATACCGCTGTTTACGGCCATCGTGAAAACTTCCATTTGTGTTTTGCTGTCCGTTCGCAGCAGTACCTTCTCGTTCAATTTCGCGTATTCGTCGCCTTCAATCATGGCATTTTCGCCCAGAATGATATAGCCGACTTCTTCTTCGTACAGCTTCATAATGAACAGCATTGTTTCCGTCAGGAAAGAAAGCTGCTGCATTTCGCTGTTCGCGTAGCTGCTCTTTTCGTAGTCGTTTATCTGGTTCGGCTTCACGCCGAACGCCCCGGCAATTTGTAGGGCGGTGTACTTCCGCAGCTCAAAGAACTGCGCGTCAGTCAGCTTAATGTCCAGGGGCGTCAGCTTCATGCCCAGGGGCACCGGCATAATACGGCCGGTATTCTTCGGCCCGTTGCCGAAGTCCTCGAACGCCTGCCGGAGGGCTTCTTTCGCCTCCGGCGACAATGTGCCGGTGTATTCCAGCGTTGCCTTCGCCGTCATTCCCTGCTCATACAGGGCCTCCATGTACTTCTGGGCCGACTTGCTGCCGCCGATCGTGTTCCCCAGGATTTCCTGGACAGGGCGCCCCACCAGGCCATTGAACGTGTGGGACGTCGGAACATGGATCACGTCACGGCGCCGGAATACCGTTTTCTTTCCGCTGTATGGGTCTGTGTACAGATACCAGACCTGCCCGGCGTTCTTAAAAATTCCGGCGTCGTCCACCAGGACTTTCACGCAGTTTGACGGCATGATCCACAGGTTTTCTACCGTGTAGGTTCCGCCGTACTTTTTCCGCCGCAGCTTGCGCTCCACGTAGGCGTAGGCGTTCCCGTAGTGGTTGCGGTTCATCTCCATGACCGCCCAGAAAATAGTCGGCGTCATGTACGGGTTCGGGCGTACCTTCAAAACGCGGATTACGTCGGCCTTTTCGCTTTCCGTCACGCCGTTCTTTGTCCGTTTGAATACATTCCACGGCATTTTTCCCATCGTTTCGGCCAGTGTTTTAAGGCAGGTGAAATAGGTGATTTCCGACCACACGCCGCGGCGGCTGCCGTTATCCAGCAGCCAGTCCCGGAACGACCCGTCTGAAAAACTTAGGGTGCGCTCTGCGCTGTTTCGCATTCTGCGCCGGTTCCAGGGCATGGCCGCAATTGCCTTTCTGATCCATTCAATGGTTTTCACTCGTTTATGCTCACCTTCTTCGTGCTGTGTTTAGCGTACATTTTCAGCCATTCGTCCACGATCTCCTCGGTGGTCTGGACAGTGTCGCCGCACATGGCTACTTTCCAGGCGTCGATCAGTGCGTCGATCGGGTCAATGCGCTGCGTGGCCTGGTCTTTGTCAATCTTGATTTCGCCGTAATTGTTGGAGATCGTCCTGGCGTTTGCTATCGACCATGTCAGCAGCTCCTCGCCCCGGTTGTACTCGACGTTTCCGGCCTCGATTTCCAGCCGCAAGTCCTCCGTTGGATCAGATAGGGCCTTCGCCGTCTGGTGTATCTCTAGGCTGTCATACCCGGTCGCTTCCAGGTCTTGCAGGAATGCCGAGGCGTTGTGTGGGTCGTAGCAGATCAGCCGCGGCACCAGGCCGAAGGCGTCCACCATGGCCTGCATATACGCCAGAATGTAGCGGTAGTCCGTTTTTATGCCGCCCATGGTTTCGGTCACTGTGATCAGTTTGTGATCTACCCACACGTCATACGGTGCCAGGTCGGTGTCTATATGTTCCTGTACCCGCTTTGCGGGCATGAAACTATGGGAATGGATGAAATACTTTTTCTTTCCGTCCACGTAGAACGGGATAACGAAAACGATCGTTGTCAGGTCGCCGCCGCTGGACAGGTCAAGGCCCACATAGCACGGGCAGCCACGGAACGCTGTCAGGTCGCGGTCGCTTGCGCAGCTCTTCCACATTTCCATATCCCGCAGGTATGTGTGGTTAGACCACTGAATCCATTTGTTCAGCTGCTTGACGATGAAGTCCCGCAAATCTTCTCCGCCCATGTCCCGTGCCGTCGTTGCGATCGGCACCAGGTTTTCCAGGGCTTCCTGGTCGTAGGCCAGGGCCGGGTTTGCTTTGATCCAGTTCTCCGGCAGCCAAATGTCGTCGCCTTCGTCCAACTCCGCGATATAAATAAATTGGCTGTCTACCCGTGTAGCGCCTTGCAGAATCCGCTTGCAATGCTCGTACAGCTTGAAACAAGGGGCGTTAAGGTTAAAGCCCGCCGTTGTGATCACGCTGATCAGGGCTTGCTTCATCTTCTTTATGCCACCCTCGCAGAGCTTGTACATCTGGTTTGTCGGGTGCGCGTGGTATTCGTCAACGATTGCCATGTATGGCCGGTGTCCGTCCAGGCTTTTTGTGTCGCCGGAAATGGAGCGAATCACGCCGTTCGTGATCAAGCATTCAATCGTGTGGTTGTGGTCGTGAATCTTAAAGCATTCGTCCAGGTCTTTGTCGGAACGGATGAATTTCTTTACTTCGTCGAACACAATGTCCGCCTGATCCTGCTTTGTAGCGGTGCAGAATATCTTCGGGTACTGGTAGGCCGTGAAATTACCGTAATAGCAGGCCAGGATTCCGTTCAGAAACGATTTGCCGTTCTGTCTGCCCAGCTGGACATAGCTGGTTCTGAAACGGCGGTAGTTGCCCTCTTTCTTCTTCCAACCGTTCAGGCTTCCCAGAATGAAGCATTGGAACGGGTAAAGGTGTATTTTTTCTCGTTCCTCGCCCTCTGCAATTTCCAGTTCTTCTGCAAAATCAATGATTTCATTGGACGCTGCAACGTCGAACCAGTAGACAAACGGCGCTGTTTTGCTGGCTTCCAGGTCGTCCATGTGCCGCTGACACGCTTTTTTTACCAGGGCGCCCGCGTTGATCCGCCCGGCTAGAACGTCTATCGCGTACTGTGTGCAGCGATCCGTCATGCTTCACTCGCCGCTTTTTCCTTTGCGTACTTTAGGAATTTGTTTGTCGGCGCCTCCTCTTTGGCCTTTGGCGCCACCAGGCGGCAGCGCCCGGCGATTGTCAGGCCGAAGTCTGTGGCGCCCTGGCGGCATTGCCGCCACAATCTGTCCTGCTGCTGCATTAGGTCGGCCCGTTCCTGGTTGACGACCCGCTGCGTTTCCACGATCTTCTCGCCTGTTTCCGGGTCAATCTCCGGCTTTCCATCCAGCCCCACCTTGTAGCGCCGTACCTCCACCATCACCGGCAGCGCGTCGATCTCCTTGGTCATGTCGATATAGTCGGATTCAGTCTTTACCAGGCGGGCCAGTGCTTCGCAGTCCAGATTGGTCATTATTTTCAGATCAATCAGCTGCGCGGACAGCTCCCTAAACCGCTTTTTCTGCTGCTTGGTCAGCCAGGCAGGCGGGGTGACTTTGTCGGCGTCTGGGTGCAGCTCTTGGGCCTCCCGCAGGGCGATTTCTGCCTTTGTCAGGTGTTTCTTTCCTTTCGCCTGCAATAGGGCGATCGGTTGCTTTTTCCCCGCCACGTCCTCACCTCCTTCGGTGTCACAATCTGACACTTTCGGCGGATTTCACGGGCGCCCAGGTGCCAGAATTTCAGTGGGGAGTTTTCTCCACGATTGAGGGGGGCGCGACTAATCCGGCAGACCGAAAAACTTTTTCAACCCCCCCAGCCTCCTCGAAGTACCTGGTGCGGTACTCCCGCAGCTGCTTCTGGCAGGCTTCCATGGACGCCTGGCCGCGCTTATACAGCGCCGTGATCCGTTTGTGCGTGTTGGCGTTCAGCGGTATCAAGTTCCACGGATCAAGGCGTTTGTTCCAGTCGTCCTCCAACTCGACAATGTGGTGGACTTCCTCTGCTTGCAGCAGCACTCCCTCCTCGTACAGGGCGACAATGTCCCAGCCGTCGAACACGTCCATTACGCGCGCGCGCATTATGCGCCACGCGCGCGAAACGTAAAAGTCCGCCGACCGCTTGCTTCGGTCTTGGCGGTTGTAAATCATGTGGCGGCTGGCCGCTGTCGCTGCGCACGTATCGCACAGCGCTTGCCCTTGCGGGATCGGGCGGCCGCAGCGGCAAAAGTGCAGCAGCATTTTCTCGTTCTCCCTCGTTGTTTGGCCGCTTCTCGCGGCGCTTGTGGCTGCCTTCTTCCTGGGTTAGGAAAAAGAAAAAGGCAAGCGTGGACAGGTGACTTGTTATGTCTTACTGTCCGCGCTTGCCTTGCGCCATCTGGGCATATTGTATTCCTATGGGCCGATTATTTCGACCCCAGATTTTCCCCACGTTTTCACCAGCGTTTCAGCCCATCCACCCCGAATAACCTGACCGCTATTTTCGCCATCACATCCTTGCACCATCTGGCCGGGCTGTTCTTCCCTGCGTTCAGCGCGGAGGCGATCTCCTCGTAGCTGACGCCCTCGACGTATCTGGCCCGGAATGCCTCCCACTTGTACGCCTGCCCGGTGCTGGTGTATTCCCCGGCCACGTCGGCCATAGCGGCGTCGATAGCCGCCACCATGATCGACGTCCTGATCTTGCTGGACGTTATGCTTTCCAGGTAGGCGTCACCCCAGGCGGTGCTAGTTCCAGGGCCGCCACGCTCCGCATAGTCCTTTAGGGCTTTGTAGTTCGCCATCAGGATCGCCGTATTGTGCAGCATTGCGTCCGCTGCTCTCTGCTGCTGGCGCTGCTCCATAGTGATCACTGTGGCCGTGGCCGTTCGCCGGATCACTTCTTCCAGGTCAGGCCGTTCTTCATCGTTCATATTCTGCTCCTTCCGGCCCGGCCGTCTGGCTGGCCTATTCGTCAAACAGGCTTGTTTGTTCGCTGCGGCCTGCCTTCGCTTCTTCCAGTTCGTGTGCGATCCGGCTGGCGGCTTTTTCGTAGGTGCTGGTCTTATTCTCAAACGCAATCCAGCGGCGGCCGGTTCGGATTGCCGCCACGGCGGCCGTGCCGCTTCCCGCGAAACAATCCAGCACCAGGTCGCCCGGTTGGGTGCTGTCCTCGATCATGCGCTGGAACAGCGCCACGGGCTTCTGTGCGTAGTGCAGTTTCGGGCCGTCCGTCTGCTCTGATCCGCTGGAATACCCCCGCATTTCCCACACGTTGCTACCGCCACGCTTTAGGGCGCTGTCCTTTGTGCCGTACAGCACAAACTCGTGGACGTAGCTGTAAAAGCTGCCCGGCCCGGACATCTTGTTCCAGACGATCACATTTTTCACCGGCAAATAGTCGGCAAAAATGGGATAATAGAACGCATAGCCCCGCCAGTCCATGCAAATGTAAAATTCCCCGTCAGGTGTCAACACCCGGCCCATCTGCTTCGCTAACTGCTGCCAGAACGGCTTCGTGATTTCCAGATCGGAAAAGTCGCCGCGCTGGCCGTTCTGTGTTAGCCCTTGGAAATAGGGCGGGTCTGTTATGATTGCCTTGACGCTTGCCGTTTTGACTTGCCGGATTCCGTCCAGGCAGTCCATGTTGTAAAGTCGGTTTTCTTCCAACATTATGTTCTCCTTGGCCTTATCTCGTTTTGATCGCCTGCCGCAGCATATCGCCGCAGGTTGGGCGCCGTTCTATCGGCGTCCCTTTCGCTTCCTCTACGTCCTCCGACGCATTGCAGGCCGCCCTGGCCGGGCAGCCCTCGCAGATTCCGGCCACTTCCAGCGCCCGGAATGCCCAGGCGGTTTCGTCTTTCGTTCCCGTTATTTTCATAGCTGCGCCTCCAATCCTTCCAGCAGCACGTCGCACACCACAGCGATCAGGGCCGCCACCAGTGCGACCGCCAGGATCACCACGGCGACGGTCTGGATCAGCATTTTCTTGACCGTCAGGAAAGCCGTGTCAATCGCTTCGCAGGCAGTTGTTAAAAGTCCCTTGTCAGCTTGTTCTTTCTCCATGTTGTCCTCCTATACCTCGTTTCCCCAGCAGTCCCAGCCTTCGGCGGTCTGCCGGGCGAATAGTTCCACCCGCGGCACATCACCCATCAGCTGCACGATTCTGTCCCGCGTTTCTGCCGGCTTTTTGCTGTGCTGCTCGACCGGCGCCTGTATGACGCTATGCACCGACGCGCTCACGCGCTTCGGCTTGCCTTTGACGGCAAGCAGGCATATTTCCGGGTTGCTGCGCGTCCAGAATCCTAAACCCCAGAACAGGCGTCCCCCCCCCC